ATCAGATGGCGATCGTGCTGTTCCAGCAGATCGGCTACGAGTACCGCATCTTGGGATACATTGAGGATCGCCACCGCACCGTTTCCGACTACGTGCGTGAGCTGAAGCTGCTGCCCTATGTCTATGGCCATCACTACCTGCCTCACGACGGAGCCAATCACAACATCGTGAGCGGCACGTCTGCGGAGGAAAACCTGCGAGAACTGTTCGCCACGCCGCATGTGCATGTCGTTCCTGCCAGCGACGAGGATACGCAGATCGCGGCAGTGCGAAACGTCTTCGGCAAGTGCGCCTTCGACGAGCGAGGCACGATGGAGCTGCGCAATCGCCTGGCGAGCTATCGCTACGGCGAGCATATGGACGGTAGCAGCACGCGTGCACCGATCCATGACCAATCCAGCCACGGCGCCAAAGCGTTCGCGACGATGGCGTGCGGGTACGACGCGGGGCATGTACGACCAAGGGTGCAGGTGACGGCAGGCAAGGCAACGGGAGCAGGGTCGTGGATGGCGGCGTGATCACGATTCGGATGCATGAGTACTTCTTCTGGTCGCCCACACTGGGAGCCGACGCAGTCCGCTTTAGCGTCCCCGATGACCATGGCCGCGAGTACTACGCCATTCGACCCATCCATGGAGCGGGCAAGTCCCTACGCGAGATGCGCGAACACATCGCGCTGCGCATTCACGATGCGATTGAGTCCGGCGAAGATCCCGGCGAGGTGATGTGATGGCCCAAGACCCGAACAAGCCTCGCGACGACGGCAAGATCAAGATGCCGAAGGTCGATTCGGCCATGAACAAGCTGCCACCTACTGATCGTGGTGGTGGGCGTGGCGCGGAGAGCGACGACAAACGCGACCATGACGCTGACCAAGAGCTGTTGCTGAACGCTCGCAAGCGGTTCGAGCGATGCTCGTCGGCAGAGTCCGCCAACCGCAAGAACGCCGAGGATGACTTGCGTTTCCTCAATGGCGACCAGTGGCCGGCTGACGTGGCCGCGCAGCGCAATACCGAACGCCGTCCGTGCCTGACCTTCAACAAGCTCAAGACGTTCGTGCACCAGATTACGAACGACCAGCGGCAGAACCGACCCGGCATCAACATCAGCCCCATTGGCGACCAGACGGACGTCGAGGCCGCGAAGATGTACAGCGGTCTGATTCGTGCCATTGAGCGCGACAGTGAGGCGGATATCGCTTATGACACCGGGTTCTGGAACGCGGCTAGCAACGGGTTCGGCTATTGGCGCGTGCTGACGGATTACACCGACGACACGACGTTCAACCAAACGTTGTTTATCCGTCGTGTGCGCAACCCCTTCACGGTCTACCTCGATCCCGACCACATGGAGCCGGACGGTTCCGATGCGCGGTTCGCTTTCGTGACGGAGATGATGCCGCGCGAGGAGTTCAAGGAACGGTGGCCGCATGCTCAACCGGTGGCATGGGATCCCTATGGCAACGGTGACACCTTCAAGGAATGGGTGGAGAAGGATCGCGTGCGCGTGGCTGAGTACTACGAGGTCGAGCACGACATGGCCGACCTGGTGCAACTCAGCAACGGGCATGTGGGTTACAAGGACGAGCTGAGCGAAAACGTTCAGGAACAGATCAAAGCCGGCACGCTGGAAATCCTCAACGAACGCAAGAGCGAGCGTGCGCGCTGCATGTGGCGCAAGATCACGGCGCTGGAAGTGCTGGAAGAAACCGAGGTGCCTAGCGGCGGCATGATCCCCATCGTCAAGGTCATTGGCGACGAGGTGGACGTCAATGGCAAGGTGTCGTATTCCGGCATCGTGCGCGATGCGAAAGACCCTCAGCGCATGTACAACTACTGGCGCACTACCGAGGCCGAAGTGGTGGCTCTGCAGCCCAAGGCGCCGTTCATCCTTGAAGAAGGCCAGGTCGAGGGACACGAGCCGCAATGGCAGCAGGCCAACACCAAGAGCTTCCCGTACCTTCTGTACAAGGGGACGTCGATCGGCGGGAAGCCCGCTCCACCTCCGCAGCGTCAGCCGATGATCCAGGCGCCCACGGCGATCCTGCA